AAAATTTATGTTTATTACCGACTTATTCACGCAACCAGTTAAAGAATCAGCATACGGCCAACAAGCCGGAGTTGATGTATTTAAACAGCTTATACAGGCTTTCAAAGACAAAAAACAAATTGATCTTAAAGTAGGTCCTGAACAGTTTCCAGTACGTTATGACGAAGCAAGATACTTGTTATCAATATGGAAAGCGTCTGGGAATAAGGGCAAAACTGCTGAGTTGTTTGGTAATGTTAACTGGATCCAATCACAGCTAGAACAACGTGACTACAAAATGAGTCCAGATAGATTAAATGATCTTGATCAAGAACGTGCAAAAGAAATTGACAAAGAAAAAGTATTGAACTTAGAAGCTAAATGTCCTGTCACAGGTGAAGATGAATGTCACTGTGGTGATCCTAAAAAAGTAGACGAAGCTGAGTTTGAAATAACATATAAAAATCCACAGTTCACTGGCACTAAAACACACACAGTAAACGCAGTAAATGCTAAAGGTGCAGAACAAAAGTTTTTAAGTTTTGGTAATCCATATAAAGTATTAGATGTTAAGAAAAAAGAAAAAGTAGTCGAAGCTGACAGGCCTTTACCAAAAGACTTTATACCAGAACCTGTAGTAACACAAACAATAAAAGATCTAGGACCTGGATTAGATCCAATGGCTAATGGCTTTTATGACCTAGCATACGGAAAACTGCTTAGTAATTATCTAGCACAGAACACTCCAGAAATTAAGAAAAAGTTTAATGTGAACTGGAATTTAGCGTGGGCAAGTCAAATGAGAGAGCTGTACAGTAGAGAGTACGGTGGATACATGAAGACGCCAGCAAAAGAATCAGTTAAAGAATATAAACTTGAGCCTAGAGACAAAGAAGACAAACTAGAAAAACTTAAAACTCTAAATCAACTACTAGTTGATCCTAATACATCAAAGGATCCTGAGCTTAAAAAAGCAATACAAAAAAGAATATCACAACTAAAAGAAGATCCAACACCAAAACGTAGAGTAATGGACTTTGATAATCATTCTCTTTACTGGGGCGGTGCAGGCAAGTATCAAGACCAATACAGTAAGTTATACGACAAGCTAGTTCCTAATGAAGGCAAAGCAGACACTGTTGAAGGTGAACTATTACGTGCAGTAGGTAGAATTATTTACAGACACGGCAATGACGGTGATCATTTCAGTCATGGTTCATATGAGTGGATCGAAAAACATGTAGGTAAGTTTGATCACTTAGACGACATGGCAGATAAAGTTATACAGTATATACTAAGCAAGAAAGGTGATTACACTCCAAATAACTTTGATTGGTTAACAGTAGCAGACTACGGTCCAGGTGAATATGAAAAAGATTGGGAACAAGTAAGTTGTAATAACTGTGATGGCTCAGGCGAAATAGTATACGATAACGATGACGGTGAAGAAGACTACGAAGAGTGCGATAGCTGTGATGGTAACGGTTGGATAGAACAAACATCAGAGTCTAAGAAAATTGACGAAATATTACCAGCACTAGCAGGCCTAGCCGGAAGAGCGATAGCTGGTGTCGCTGGAGGTATTGGAAAAGCAGTTGTAGGTGGAATTGCAGGTGGACTTGCAAGTAGTGCAATTAAGAAAAAATTTGAAGAAGACTACAAAGGTTGGAAGTACGGTGAAGAAATAGATCAGTATGATGATGTTAGTAAGATATTTCATTACGCTGAAAAAGATGGCAAAAAAGTAGACATGGACTGGTCTCCATACTCAACACCAACAGAAGAAGACTTTAGACTTTGGATAGACTTGGGCATGCCAACACGTAAAGCAGTTAAGGGTATTGCTCCATTAAATATTGATGACTTAATACAATTAGCAAAAGACGATCCAAACGTAACACATAGTCTATTAACACGCGAAGACAAAGAAGAAGATAGTATTGATACTAAAAAGCTAGACGCTAAAACTAAAGTAGCACTTAAGAAAGCAGGCTTAAAATATGGTGCACAGACTAAAGGTGATCCTTTAGCTAGTTTAGTTACTTTTGTTGCTGATAAAGACTCAGAGAAGACACAAGACATTAGTCGTTTAGATAAAGAAAACGATGAAGAAGAACGTGATATTGCTTTCCAAGGCACAGTTGATAAGAAACATGACACTGCTATCGGCCAGAACTCACTAAAAGATCGTTATCAAGATCAAGAGATAGAAAAGCTCAAACAAGATCTACAAAAACTACTCAGTAGATAACATACTCCAGTAAATAGCATTATGAAACTAATCTTAAAAGAAGATAGTTGGAGTAATGCTACGGCGTTTTTCCTTGAAGACATATATCGTAAACACTTTGAATTAAGCTATGACCTCAATGACGATGGTATTGTATATGCACATTGGCAAGATTGGGAATGGGCAAAAAGTTTAAATAGACCTGCTATTATAGATCACTTATGGGATCCTTGGAGCAATCCTGAAATCAAAGACACTCTACTTAAAGGTTATGCGTAGTGACGGCTGGTTTTGCATTGCCAACGAATGCCTATGGTATCAAGAACTGGGTTATAATAATTATCAAGCAAAAAACACAAACGATCGAACATTTCTTATGTTAATGAACTATCAACGATTGCATAGAGATCAGATGTGGGATAAGATACAGCCGTACTTAGATAATGCACTCTATAGTTATCAAGATAGAAGAATAACTATTAACGGAGATATTGCTAGAGAAGATGGTCCATGGCAACGATATCTGAACGAGTCTTGGTACGACAGAACAGCATTTAGTCTAGTAGTTGAATCAGGAATTGAACAAGGTGTACACAGTGAAAAAGTATTAAAGCCAATGGCTTTTCGACAACCATTTGTAGTATGGGGGCCACAAGGATATCTTAAGTGGGTACGCTCATGGGGATTTGAAACATTCTATGCCGTTGATGAAAGTTATGACGACGAACCTGATGACGAAAAACGATTAGAAATGGTTGTTAAAGAAGTCAAACGTTTAATCAAGCTAGGCCCTAATCACTTTGACGATGCAAAAACTCAACAAGCACTTGACACTAACTATAAAAGGTTTTATAATATAGAGTGGGCAACTAAACAATTTGAGAAATATTTTGACGAAATCAAACAATATAGCAGTCGTTGGTAATGGATTAATAGGCAAACGCTTACAAAAGTTTGTTAATGCCACACATGTGTTTGGTAGTAAACAACTGTTAGACTTACCTCTACATGAGTACGACACAGTATATGTGGCGGCTCCTAGTGGTAATAGAATATGGGCAAGTCAAAATCCAGGCTTTGATCAAGCATCAACAGGTTTGTTAATACGCAACTTAATAACAACCAGATGCAATCGTATGGTATTGATATCAACAGGTGACACACAAGTCAAACCTGATTCAGGTTATGGAAAGAATAGACTAGAATTAGAAAATGCAGTTCGAGGACGTTTTAAAAATCATTATATTATACGCTTACCAGGACTTATTGGCAATGATATTACTAAAAACATCTTATATGATATCAAACATAAAACAGAATGGGTTTCTAAGATAAACGGTGCAATTAAGCAACAATGGTATCCATTGGACGATCTTGAGTATGACATTCCTAAGATAATTAATGGCGATGAGAGAATTGTCAATCTAGGTAGTGAACCTATTTTAAATCAAAACATTGTTAATCAATTTAGTAACACAACTAATGTCAACTTTGAATCAGGAGTTGATTATGATCTAAAACCATATAAGTATACCAAGGAACAGATCTTTGAGCAAATCAGTTTATATATGCGGTGATAGCTTTGCAGTTAGTGACGCCGACTACGATCAGACAACATGGCACGAGCAACTAGATTGTATTAGTTTAGGTAGTGTCTGTGCCAACAACCAACTAATAGCTCTGCAAGTAGAACATGCTATTGAACAACAGGCTAAGTTTATTATAGTTGAATTTACATCAGTGACTAGAGATATAGTTCAGTTCACTGATCAAAAGCAAGACAACTTACTAGATAGATTTTATAGTCTGACAGAACACAACAACAGCAACAAAGACCTAACTAGTTATACAATACGAGCAACTAATACAGCATTAGCACTTACTCAAGAACAAATGAATCAACTAGACGAATACAATAAAAGCTTCTTTGACATTGATGTTGCTATACATCGAGACAAACTAATTATTGAAGCAACTCTACAGAGATTAGTTAACTCAAAAATACCATTTTTATTTGATCAGGGAGGATTTGAGCATCCTAGTTATGGCGGAGTGGGCACGTACTTCAATAATTATAATCAATATCGTAGTGAACTATGTCTTTGGGACTACGCAGATACACGTACACACAGACCCTACTATCACATAACCGACCAAAATATTCACAACAATTTGGCCAAATATTATCAAAAGGCCATTGACAACAGTTAAATACTCATATAATATTATATATTATTACACAAGAGAAGGAGAAGTAAATGTCAGATGCATACAACAACATAGTGTTTGGTCCTGAGCAAAAGACCAAGCTAACACAATTAGTAAACGAAGGCATGCAGGTTATGCGTGAAGTTGAAACACTTAACGAAGGTCTACGTGATACTGTCAAAGCTGTGGCAGAAGAGCTACAGATTAAACCTAGTATCTTAAATAAAGCAATTAAGATTGCACACAAAGCAGACTTTACTAGAGAACAGCAAGATCATCAAATGTTAGAAGATATATTATCTACAGTTGGCCATACTCTGTAAGAATGCAGAAAGTTAAAGACTTTTGGATAAAAAGTTATAGGTCAGATCCAGTAGCATTTGGGTTTGAGCTAACTAGTTTTATATTTACAGTCGTAGCTAGTTTAATTCTAGCTGACACAGCAAATGAGCCAAACATGCTTATTGTATATCCTGGATTTTTTGTAGGCAGTATAACAGGAGCATACGCATACTATCGGAGAGGACTAGCTTGGCCGTTAGTGTTAACTGCTTATTTTGCTTTAGTAAATATATTTGGTTATGGAGTTGCCAGCTATTGGTGGTAACGGTTTCGCAGGCCTAACCTGCATGTAGTGGTTGATCAGCCTAAATTGGTCGGGTAAAAAATGATATTAAAAGATATGTGGCAAAGATACTGGAGGCAACATCGTGACCATGAATATGGCATGTGCTTTCCAGATCATAAAAATAAAAAGTTCTATGTAAACATTCCTAAGAATGCTACCAATTGGGGCAAGCTATGGGCAACTAACAATAATCTTGGAACTTCAAACTATCATAATACACAACTACTACAAAAAGGTTACCAGCCTATTGTATTTCTACGTGATCCTCTTGACCGTTGGTATACCGGTCTAGCAGAGTGGTTAGATCGTTATGGTGTTATTCGTCATGACTACCAGTTTACATCAGAGATATTAAGTTTACTTGTTGAACGTGTGGCATTTGATGAACACACAGAAGAACAAGTAATGTTTCTAGAAAACATTGACACAGATAACGCTGTGTTTTTTCGAGTAGACAATAACTTAGTGTTAAACTTTAGGCATTATGTTGAGCATGAACTAGCACAAGATCCAAATACAATAGTTTCTGAGAAGGTGTATCAATCCTCAGTTGAAAAGAAACTGATAATACAACAGCTCAGAGGAGCATTGAATAGTTCAATATACACTAGTAAATTATCAAGAAAACGAGAAACATGTGAACAAAGATTAATGGTATATTATGATCTTGACTATCAATTGTATAATAGTGTACAATACTATAGTAAAGGAGAAAAATGAGTTATATAGACGCCTGGTTTGATAGACCAGCAGACAAGATACATGTTGTAGAACGCAAGGATGGCAAACGCCAATACCAAACATATCCTGCTGAATATGTGTTTTACTATGCTGATGCTAAAGGTAAACAAAGATCAATATATAATGATCCTGTTACCAGATTTAAAACACACAATTCAAAAGAGTTTCACAAAGAACTACGTATCAACAGCGATAAAAAACTTTTTGAAAGTGATATCAATCCTGTGTTCCGTTGCCTGGCTAACAATTATCAAAATGTTGACTCGCCAACTCTCAATGTAGCATTTTTTGATATTGAGGTAGACTTTGATCCTGAGAGAGGATATTCAAGTCCAGCTGATCCGTTTAATATGATCACTGCAATAACTGTTTATTGTAGTTGGATAGAGAAAAATATTACATTGTGTATAGCTCCAAAAGGTATGAGCAAAGAAGAAGCAGAAGCAACTTGTGCTAAATTTGATGATACATTTTTATTTGAACGTGAGCAAGATATGCTAGAAACGTTTCTCGATGTAATTGGAGATGCTGATATATTGTCAGGTTGGAACTCAGAGGGATATGATATACCCTACACAGTTAATCGTGTTACTAGAGTGCTTAGTAAAGACGACACACGCCGGTTCTGCTTATTTAAACAGCTACCCAAGAAGCGTACATTTGAACGCTTTGGTGCAGAAAATGTTACATTTGATCTTATTGGTCGTGTGCATATGGATTACATGCAACTCTACAGAAAGTACACATATGAAGAAAGACATTCATATAGTTTAGACGCTATCGGTGAACATGAGCTACAAGAACGTAAAACACCGTATGAAGGTACACTGGATCAATTGTATAACAATGACTTTTACACATTCATTGAATATAATAGACAAGACACACTGCTACTTAAAAAACTAGATGATAAACTAAAGTTCTTAGATCTAGCAAATGAACTAGCACATGCAAATACAGTGCTACTACAAACAACAATGGGTGCTGTAGCTGTTACAGAACAGGCTATTATCAACGAAGCACATGAACGTGGTATGGTTGTTCCTAACAGACGTGAACGTTTAACAGATGAAGACACACAGGCCGCAGGTGCTTATGTAGCATTTCCAGACAAAGGCATACACGAATGGGTAGGCTCAGTTGACATTAACTCACTTTATCCAAGTGCTATTCGTGCATTGAATATGGGTAATGAAACGATCATTGGACAGCTACGTCCTATAATGACTGACCGATATATCAAAGACAAACAAAGCAAAGGTAAATCATTTGCATCAGCTTGGGAAGGTCTATTTGGATCATTAGAATATGAAGCAGTACTAGCAAAAGAAATAGGCACTGAGATAACTATTGATTGGCACACTGGTGAGGAAAGTATACACTCGGGTGCTGAGATATGGAAGATGATATTCGACAGCAATAAGCCTTGGATGCTAACTGCTAATGGCACAATTTTTACGAATGACATAGAAGCAGTAGTGCCAGGTTTACTTAAACGCTGGTATGCTGAACGTCAAGAACTTCAAGCCACAATGCGTAAATGCGAAGACCCAAAAGAAAGAGCATTCTGGGATAAGCGACAGCTAGTTAAGAAGATTAACTTGAACTCACTATATGGTGCTATTCTTAATCCTGGTTGTAGATTCTTTGACAAACGTATAGGACAATCAACTACACTAACAGGTCGTGCTATTGCTAAACATATGGATGCACACATCAATGAATGCTTGACAGGCGAGTATGATCATAGAGGTAAAGCAATTATATACGGAGACACTGACTCCGCATACTTTAGTGCGTGGCCAATGATTAAAGATGATGTTGAATCAGGCAAAATGGAATGGAACAAAGACATTTGTATACAACTATATGATAGTTTATCTGATAGCTGTAACGTCAGCTTTCCAAAGTTTATGGCTGATGCATTTCATGTACCGCAAAAACAAGGTAAGATAATCAAAGGTGGTCGTGAGATTGCAGGCGTGCGTGGTTTGTTTATTACTAAAAAACGTTATGCTGTTATGATATATGATAACGAAGGCAAACGTGTAGATGTAGAGGGTAAGCCAGGTAAGATTAAAGTTATGGGGTTAGATCTAAAACGTTCAGATACTCCGCCAGTTATCCAAGACTTCTTAAGTGATGTTCTGCATGATGTGCTAACTGGTTCTGATAAAGTAGCAGTAACTGAAAAGATACTACAGTTCAAACATGAGTTTAGAGAGCGACCAGGATGGGAAAAGGGTACTCCTAAGCGTGTTAACAACTTAACAAAGTATACTAAAGAAGAAAAACGTTTAGGTAAAGCTAACATGCCGGGTCACGTTAGAGCAGGTATGAATTGGAATACTATGCGTAGAATGAATTCAGACAAGTATTCATTGGAAATTATTGATGGTATGAAAGTTATTGTATGTAAACTAAAACCAAACCCTTTAGGCTGGACTAGTATTGCACACCCAACCGATGAATCACATTTACCTAAATGGTTTAAGGAATTGCCATTTGATAACGAGTTAATGGAGGCCACTATTGTTGACAACAAAGTTGACAACTTACTTGGTGTGCTGGATTGGAACTTAGCGGCCGCAACACAAACGGCTAACACATTTAACAATTTATTTGAGTTCTAGATGAAACTTAGTGAACTAGTAGCATACAGAGACAAACTTAGATATCACGATATCAATACGTTTAGTTCAATGAACGAACAGATATTTGATCTCTTACAAGCTGAAATTGAAGATCCAGAGTATCTTGTTTTATTTACTGAACATCGAAATAGCATTATCCGTTCAATTGATAAGTTTAAGAGTGATCACTTAGATTACGATCATACACTTACTCAACGAATACACGAACAGGAAAAACAATACCTCATCGATAGTGAAGAACGATTTAACTTGTATTATGATACAGAAAGTTTACAAGTTAAACGTGAGAGAACATTAGATATACAACCTGATACTAGAGACTATTTAAGAAATAGAATAGAGAGATACATAGCGTGGGAGCAAACAGGACTACAGATTTGTCCTAGTCACGGTGACTTAACTGACGACTTAGTAAGTTTAGATCCGTTGTACTTGATAGACTTTAGTGATATTTTATTAAAGCCTGTAAAAGAACAGTTCAATAAACAATATCAAAATAGATTAAGAACCTACACGTTGCCAAAGTTTAACCAAGGCAACAAACAATTTAGCAAACTGCCGCAAGGACAATTTGGTTTCATATTAGCATACAACTACTTTGATAACTTATCGTTAAACGGTATGCAAAAAGTAATGAAAGAATGCTTTGAACTATTGAAGCCAGGTGGTCACATGATGTTTACGTTTAATGATTGCGACTTACCACATAATATTGATTTAGTAGAGCGTGGGTACAAGTACTATACTCCAGGAAGATTAGTCAAGCATTATGTAGAAAACACAGGATTTACTGTAATAAAACAGTTTAGAGAAACATATGGTATGGCCTGGTTTGAAATTGAAAAACCTGGACAACTTACTAGTATCAAAGGCGGGCAAGTGCTAGCTAGTGTTAAGACAAAACAAAATAAACAATTGGTAAAATAATTTTAGATATGGTTGTATATGATCTAAATACCATGTATAATAAAAACATTAATATTAATAATGAGGGAAAACAATGAGAGATCATTTATTAGACTTAGTAGAACACACGTTTGATCTTGGCTTTATTGAATTAGTCAAGGTATCAGGCACAGACAGTGAAACTACTATTGATGGATTAGCAGAAGATCGTTCTGTGGTAGTAACAGCAAAATTCAAACAACCAGTAGCAGAGTTTGTAGGCACATTTGGTATGCCTAACTTATCAAAACTTAAAATTCTATTAGGTATTCCAGAGTATAAAGAAGGTGCAAGTATTACTGTACAACGTCAAGACCGCAATGGCGAAAATGTTCCTACAGGCCTACACTTTGAAAATGCCGCAGGTGACTTTAAGAATGATTACAGATTTATGACGTCAGAAATTATTGCTGAGAAACTTAAAACAGTTAAGTTTAAGGGTGCTAATTGGAACGTAGACTTTGAGCCAACACTTGCTGGTGTGCAACGATTAAAGTATCAAGCACAAGCAAACGGTGAAGAAACAGTGTTTACTGCTCGTACAGAAAACGGTGACCTTAAACTAGAGTTTGGTGATCATTCAACACACGCAGGTAACTTTGTATTCCAACCAGACGTAGGCGGTTCAGGTCTTGCAAGAGCGTGGGCATGGCCAGTAAAACAGTTTATTAGTATTTTAGATCTAACAGGTGACAAAACTATTAAGATGTCAGATGACGGTGCGGCAGAGATCACAGTCGATAGTGGTGTTGCTGTTTACAATTACATATTACCAGCACAGAGCAAATAAATGGCACAAAGAGTAGAACACGACGACTTGACAGCAAAGCAGAATGACTATGCTATATTTTTACCAGCATTAAGTTCATTCTACGCAACGTTTATAGGTAAACAAAGAGTAGCCAACGACTATGTTGATCCTGCACGTATGCCTGCAAAGTTACCTGAAATGGAAAACCTTAATTGGTTTAATACTACTGAAGGTGTGTTTACTTATAAATGGTCGCTATACTCTGCAGGACATGCTAACTTAGATGTTACCGTGGATGCACCCAAAGAAGACATGGTTAGAAAAAGAGAACCAGGTGCTTGGGTGTTAGGTGATTCAGGTGGCTTTCAGATTGGTAAAGGTGTTTGGGAAGGTGACTGGAAGAACCCTGCATGTCCTAAAGCTAAAAAGAAACGTGAGCAAGTACTTGCGTGGATGGATGCTTATATGGACTATGGTATGATACTGGATATACCAGCCTGGGTATGTCGTTCACCAGAAGGACGTAAAGCTACAAACATTAATAGCTACGAAGAAGCTGTACAAGGAACTTATATCAACAATGATTACTTTATTAATAATCGTACAGGTGCGTGTAAGTTCTTAAATGTATTACAAGGCGAGAATCACACAGAAGCTGAAGATTGGTATCAACGCATGAAGAAATACTGTGATCCAACACAGTATCCAGACAATCATTTCAATGGTTGGTCAATGGGCGGACAAAACATGTGTGATATACATTTAATCTTACATAGACTAGTTACTATCATACATGATGGCTTACTTGAAGAAGGAGTCCAAGATTGGATGCACTTCTTAGGCACATCAAAACTAGAGTGGGCTACACTATTAACTGATATACAGCGTAGTATTAGAAAGCATCATAATCCTAAATTTACAATATCATTTGATTGTGCATCACCTTTCTTAGCTACAGCAAATGGTCAGATATACACTGATGTTGAAACACCAGACAGAGGCAAATGGACTTATAGAATGCAATCAACTGCTGACAATAAGAAGTATTCAACAGACACTAGACAGTTTAGTCAAGGCATACTAGCAGATGGGTATCATACTACATTCAATGATTCACCAGTGTCACGTAACTTAGAGATGAAAGATATTTGTATATATTCTCCAGGTGACCTAAATAAGAATGGTAAAGAAGGTAAAACATCATGGGATAGTTTTAGTTACGCACTTATGATGGGACACAATGTTTGGCAACATCTTAATGCTGTACAAGAAGCTAACAGGCAGTATGATGCAGGACACTATCCTAAAATGTTAATACAAGAAACATTTGATACAGTAACATTTAGAGATGTATGTGAAGCTATATTTTCAGCAGATACTAAAGAAGAGTCAATGGCTATCATCGAACATTATAGTAAGTTTTGGATGTCAATTATTGGCACTAGAGGAGCAACAGGTAAGAAAACAGTTAACGCAGGTACTATGTTTAATAATTTGTTTGATGTGTCAGAAGTAGAAGTAGAAGTAGTAGAAGATACATTAGACGAAGCAAAGCTAGATAAACTTGAAATGGAGGAGGTTTAGATGTCAGCAGATATAGAACGGTTAATGTCACGTCACAGAGAACTTGACACAAAAATCAAACAAGCATATACTAATTACTTAGATGATGCAAGTTTAAGCAAAATGAAACAAGAGAAATTACACGTTAAAGATCAAATCGAAGTATACAAAGCAAAAAAATAATGAAAAGAGAATACACAGCAGGCACAGTAGATAATGTAACTTATTTCGTAGGTGACGAAATAGAAGTAACACCTGCGTTTAATCTACGAACGTTGTTTGTTGTTGGAGTTATGGCTCCGGAGGAAATCACCGATATCGCCGCAAAACATGAATGCGATCATGTGTACTTCGGAGCCAACCAATCATTTGATGGAAAGAATATTGGAGAGTGGGTACGTCAAATTGAACATGTACTACGTTTAGGATTTTGGGCAACATTAGACTTTGATGTAAAGTATGGTAATTGTTCAACTAATCATAAACCGCCAGCATGGTTTGTAAACCTTAACGCATTTGAAAAGTTTATTCCTCAAATCAGCGTTAAGATACCTAACTTGACAATGTATAATGAAAATGCTACAATTAAGATAGATGATGTTGATTTCAACGCAACCAATCAAGGTGTATGGTGCCATCAGCTTAATAAACTACTGGACGCAGACAAGCTAACAGAATGGTCTGCATACGCTAATGATGAAATTATAAAGGAAGACTCAAATGAGTAATAATGTACTAAACATTTTAAAAGCAAAATACCAAAATCAAATTGATATGAGCAAGAACAATATCAACATGTTCTTAGCAAGTCCGCAAGGTGTTGCTGAGCATATTGACTTTGCAGAAACTGTAGAGAAAGAATTAGAAAAAATTGCACATGCACATGATATGTTAGAAGCACTGGAGCAATTAAACTAATATGATTCAGGAAGAACGACAAACTGTAGATAGAATTGTTGAACAAGCTACTCGTCAGATTTGGGTAACGTTTCAAAAGGAAGGGATACACTGCTATCCTGCCGCGGCGACAGACCCCAAATTAAATACAAACGATAAATACAATGTAGCATTTTTAGCAAGTCCTCACCGACATACCTTTCATTTTGAGGTAGCTATTGATGTTTTCCATAATGACCGAGACATTGAATTTATTCAATTTAAACGATGGTTGGAAGACTTATATAGTGAGGGTGAGGTTTTAGACTTAAACTTTAAAAGTTGTGAAATGATCGCAGACGATCTTTATCTACAGATTGCACGAAGATATCCTGAAAGAACGGTTATTATTAATGTATCAGAGGATGGAGAGAACGGTTGTACGATAACGTACAATACTAAGCGACCAAGTGAAATCATAACTATTTGACTTAGGAGGTAGAATGGCCCGATTCCATTCACAGTTAAATATACACGATATATTTGATGACTTAGATAAACTTAGACTCTTTTGTAGGGATCACGGGTTTAGACTTAATGAAGCTGATCTATACAATCCTCGTGCATTTGTTTGGCAACAGTACATGAAATTTAGTGCTGGTAAAACTTGTAGAAACAATTGGAAAGAGTATAGACATGGGCGACGACGACACTAACGATATATTTGACATAGCCGGTTCGGCATCCGAAGACAACTGGCTGTCACAAGAATATTCCACAGAACATTACGATTGGCTTGGTGACCGACCAATCTCATACTCCGATATTGAATCCTGGCTTTTAGAAAAATCTATAGAAGCAACTTCAAGCAAACACTCAGACAGTAACTCATCCGCTAAACGCGAGCTATACTTACTTAAATGTAAAGTAGATCGCATATACGAATCAATACCAACAGATGCCAAACAAGAACGTATTTGGGACAAAGAAGAAGTGCATCGAATATTAAAGAAAGGGGAGTAACAATGGAGGCTGAAAAAGAAAGAGTTCTTAACACTGGTTTTTATAATATCTTTAAAGAAAAACTAGAAAGAATGAAAGACGATATTAAGAATGAAATGGAACGAGCCAAAAGTGAAAGACGTCGATCTTGGCTTAAACAAATGATTCAACAAACTAGAAGTTTAAGAACTACTATCAGAGAACTAGAAAGTCAAATGGGCAAAAAAGAAACTTGTCCGCATTGCGGAAAGAGACCCAATGAGGCCTAGATGGCTACAAAGAATAGACTCAGCATACCAGGCGTATAGCAATAATACTAGAGAAATGAGTGAATTATTGCAAAAAACAATTAACGAGATCGACAGTCCTGCCAATTACGAATGGAAGACTATAGCTCTTAAACGAGAGTTATATGAGTTCAAATCTATGCTAGAAGACGCTTATGACCAATTACCTAATTTTGGTGATGAAGAGATTGAATGGGAAAAAGAAAGAATGTATAATAAGCTAAAAAAGAGGATAGATGAATGAATCACCCAGACCCAACATTGCACTTACAATTAAGTCTAATCAAATCAGTTATTAGAATACTAGCTGGTGCCGCATTAATATTTGGCAGTATAGGTTATTGTGGTGTTTTCTTAATAGTAGCAGAACTAATAGGCATTGCCGAGGAGTTAGTATAATGGTTACAAATATTAGAGATCACATTGATTCGCTGTTTAATCATTTACAAAAGCTAATGGAGTCTAACACACATCTTGATCGCCAAGAGTATGTACTTGATGTTGTTTACTCCGCAGAGAAGTACTTTAGTGCGATGAATGCAGATGATCGAGATTACTTACAGCTAGCAAGATCAGCTGTGGAAAATAAAACTAAATGGCACGTTACAGTTAACGAAAGATCTGTGATTACTGAAGATGACGGATACGCTGACTAATGGCTAATGTATTTTTAGTTGACTTAGAAGCTGTGGAAACACGTTACACTAAACAGTGGAAAACTCACGTACCTAAACTATTGAAAGATGAAGGACACAATGTTAGAATTATCGAAGGACCTAGCGATATTCCTAGTGCTACAACTCCCGGTGCTTTTCTTAATTTTGGGGGCACTAATGTTTACAAGGCTAGACAGGTTGAAGTATTCAGTCGCTATTTCACTGATGGAAAAGTTAATCCTGGGGATCATTTTATATTCACTGACGCTTGGCATCCTGGTATTATTAATCTAAAATATATGAGTGAACTACTTAACATTCCTGTTAAGATTCACGCACTGTGGCACGCTGGATCCTATGACCCACAAGACTTCTTAGGTAGATTGATAGGTGATGCTAATTGGGTAAGACATACTGAACACGCTTTCTTTGAATCAATTGATCATAACTACTTTGCCACAGACTTTCATATTGATATGTTCTGTGAAAACTTGTTAGGTATGGATCTTGCTAAAGAAAGAGACGGGCAACTAGCTATATGGAAGTATCAGAATAAGATTGTACGCACAGGTTGGCCTATGGAGTATATGAGTGATACGCTTACTCTGTACAAGAAAATGAAAAAGAAAGATATTATATTGTTTCCGCATAGAGTAGCACCTGAGAAACAAGTAGAAATATTTAAAGACCTGGCAACAGTTATGCACGAGTATGAATGGATAGT